ATCGTGGATGAGACCCATTGCGTGGATCACCGACTAGCCCGCGTTCTGGAGTACATGGGCGCCAGCCGTAGCGAGCCGCTTCAATTTGAAGCATCCACCGCCGGTAACAATCCAGACGGCTACGGAAAAAAACAATTCGACTATGGCCAGGCGGTAGCCGAGGGCATGATATTTGATGATTCATTTTTATTCATCAATCACAGCGCCCCCCAGGCAGCCACAGATAAGCAGTGCGGCCAGGTTACCACCTGGAAGAAAGCCAACCCATCCTGGGGCGTCTCGATCAAGCGGGCAGAATTCGAGCAGAGTTACAACCGGGCCAAGCGGTCTATACCCGATTTCACGTCATGGAAACAGCTACGGCTAAACGTCTGGCAATCCTCGGCCAGCCCCTGGCTACGCAAAGCCGACTGGGAAAAGTGCAAAGAAGATTACACAGCAGACGACCTGGCCGGGCAGGAATGTTTCCTTGGCCTGGATCTATCGAGAACGCGGGACATGACAGCGGCCGTGCTGGCCTTTAGGGACGATGATACCTACCGCCTGCTTCCCTTCTTCTGGCTGCCAGAAGATACCACTAAGGAGCACGCCAACGCCCACAGCTATACAACCTGGCATGAAACCGGGCACCTGGAGTTAACGGCCGGTAATGTCCTGGACTATTCCGTAATCGAGCGCCGGATAGCGGAACTATCTGAACAGTTCAACATAGCGGAGGTGGTTTACGATCCCTGGAGCGCGGAAGAATTAACCCAGCGGCTGGAGCTGGAGCACGGGATACCGCGTACCAAGTTTAAGCAGACGATTACCAGTTTCGCGGCGCCCACCGCTGAAATGGAACGCATGGTATTAAATGGGAACCTGAAACATAACGACCACCCGATTCTGTCATGGCAGGCCCTGCACACCCAGGTAAAAGCCGACAACAACAATAACCAACGACCCGTAAAACCACCCAACGCCGACCCAAAAAAGATAGATGGTATCGTGGCCGCAATTATGGCGATCTCCCGCGCCATGAGTGAAGACGGCTCTCCCACCCTCCGCTACTACGAAACCAACGAAATCGAGTTATTATGAGCAACATTATCGACCCACAAAACAACACAGAAACCCGCGCCCTGGAAAACCCAAACATCCCGCTAGGATCGCCCCTGGTGTGGAATGAGGTTTTCGGAGATGCCAGCACCGAGGCAGGCGAAGCGGTAAGCCCGCGCCGCGCCTTGAGCTACAGCCCCGTCTGGCAGGCGGTCAACCTAATCAGCGGGGACGTGAGCAAGCTACCTTTAAACGTCTACAAGCGGCGGCCAGACCTGGGAGAGCGTGGGCGTGAGATCGATACCAGCCACCCAGCCCACCACCTGATACGCCACAAGGCCAGCCCGGCCATGGCGGCTTATAAGTTTTGGCGCCGGATGATGACCCACGTATTGATATGGAACAACGCCTACGCGCTAATCGATTATAAAAACGGCCGCCCGGTGGGCCTGCTTCCCTTGTTGCCAGATCGCACCCTGCCCCAGATCCAGGATGATGGCTCTATCGTATTTATTACCGAGATCGGCGGGGAGCTGCACGGGTTCGCGGCAAGCCAGGTACTCCACCTGGAAGGGATCAGCATCTACGGTGATGCCGATTGTGAGCTGGTTTATAAAGCCAGAAACAGTTTTGCCCTGGGCCTGGCTGCTGAAAAATTCGCCAGCCGTTTCTTTAAGAACGGGGCCAGGATAGGGGGAGTGCTCGAGGTTCCCGCTGGAATGACTAAACCGGCAGCGGATAACCTGGAAACGGGTTTTCGTAAAACGTATGAGGGCGTGGGAAACAGTTTTAAAACCGTTATCCTGCGCGAGGGTGCCAAGTTTCATACCGGCCAATTTACCCCGGAACAAAGCCAGCTAGTGGCAGCACGCCAGGAACAGGTGCGAGAAGTTGCCCGCTGGTACAACCTGCCGCCCCATAAACTGGGTGATACCCAGGCAGCCACCAGTTATAACAGCCTGGAACAGGAAAACAGATCCTATCTTGATAGCTGCCTATCGGCCTGGCTTTATACGATCGCCAGTGAGTGCTATCTCAAACTGCTCACTACCGAGCAGCAGGATAGAGACACCCACTTTATCGAGCACAACACCGGGGCCTTGATTGCTGCGGATATTAAAACCCAGTATGAGGTGGGCCGCATGGGTATAGAGATGGGAGTTTTAAGCCCTGACGAATTCCGCGCCATGCAAAACCAGAACCCGCGCGCCGATGGCCTGGGTGGTAAGTTCTTAAAGCCGCTAAACATGAGTTTTGCAGATGAGCAAGAAGAAGAAGAAGAAGAAGCCCCGCAGGATGCAGCAGACGCGGCAGCGGTAGCCGAGATCCTGGAAGAAACCGAGCCAGAAGATGACCAGGCAGAAGAAGCCGCCCGCGCCGCACTGGATAACGCGCTGTCCGCCGCCATGGAAAAGACCCTGGGCACCGTTAACCGCTGGGCACGGCAAAAGAAGCCGGCCGCCTTTGTAAACCACGTGGATAACCGCCTAGATGAGCAGAAAGAGCCATTCCTGGCCCGTATAGGTGATTCACTGGCCGTTTTTGCTGCCCTAAAGGGTGGTAATAGCGAGCAAATAGCCGAAAAAGTGGCCTGTAGATGGCTTGAAATCGTCCAAAAACAGCTAAATAACACCCTGGAAAGCACCACGGCCGAGGATCTGCAGGCCGCCATCACCGCCAGGACCGACCAACTAAACCAAGAGATAACCACTTTATGGAGTCTAATCAATGAGAATTGCTAACGATAAACAGGTAAGAATAGAAAAACGAGACGGCCAGGCGCCCAGGATCGTCGGATACGCGGCAGTTTTCTACCGCGCCGAGGAGCCAGGCACCCAGTATGAGCTTTACAGCGGGCACGTGGAGCGGATCCAGCCAGGAGCCTTTAAGCGGGCCATCGAGCAGGCCGACGATGTACGCGGGCTGTTTAATCATGAGCCCAGTCAGATTTTGGGCCGTACCAAGAGCGGCACCATGAGATTGAGCGAGGACGAAACGGGCCTACGCTACGAAATCGACGTGCCAGACACCCAGGTGGGCCGGGACGTGGTAACCAGCATTGAGCGCGGGGACGTGACCGGTAGTAGCTTTGCATTTGCTGTGAGTGAAGGCGGTAGCGAGATCAGAAAAGACGGCAATATCACGGTGAGGGAAATCACCGGCGTGGATCTTTTCGACAGCGGCCCGGTAACCTACCCGGCCTATGATGCCACGACCACGGGCCTACGCGCTATTGATGGCATCGATGAGGCCCGCGCAGCCTTTGAACAGTTCGAAAAAGAACAGGCAGCCGTCCAGGTAAGAGCGCGGCTAATTGCTCTTGAAAACGATAACAGTTAATCCAGAATAACAACTAACAACTAAACAAAGTCTTTAGCGAAACGCTATAGCGCGGTAGCTGCGGACGATTACTTATTTTTGTAATCGCCAGCGGTCCCCGCGTTTTCTTTTTGCGCCGCCTGCTGGCCCCACTTATGGAGAGTGCAGCAATGGCAGATCAATTCAAGGACTTACAGGAACAACGTAGCGCCCTGGCGGCCCAGATTAAAGACTTGGCCCAGGACCAGGAAAACTGGAACAGCGAACAACGCGCCCAGTGGGACGAAGTAAACGCGGCATATGATGCCAACCAGCAAGAGCTGACCGCTGCTAAAGAAAAAGCAGACGTGGCCGCCCGCGCTGCCCAGATCGAAGCCGCCAAGGATGAGCAGACGTTTCAGCAGAAGCGTGAGCGTAAAGCGGCAACCCGCCCCGAGATCACCGAGGAAACCAGGCAACTGGCTTTCCAAGCGTGGGCCCGGCACCAAAACGGGTTTGACCTGGAAGAAAAGCACGTTGACGCTGCCAAGCGCTGCGGCGTAGATCCCCAGGCCGCCGGTTATGAGGTTCGATTGTCGAGCAACAGCCCGAAAATGAGCCATAACGGCTTTGGAAAAGAGTTTAGAGCCCAGAGCGTGGGCAGCGATTCCGGGGGCGGATACACGGTCCCCGAGGGCTTCTCCAACGAGTTAGAGAAAAGCCTGCTGGCCTTTGGTGGTCCGCGTAAAGTGGCCCGCGTTATCCGCACATCCAGCGGTAATGACCTACCATGGCCCACGGTTTCAGACCACGGTAACACTGGCCGCCTGTTGACGGAAAATAGTGCGATCACAGAAACCGCCATTACCTTTGGCAGCAAGACGTTTTCGGCTTACAAGTTTTCCAGCGATAGCGTGCTGGTGTCTAGCGAGTTGATGCAGGACAGCGCCTTTAACCTGGCCAGCGAAGTTGGCGCCATGTTAGGTGAGCGCCTGGGCCGCTGTGAAGCGGGCTTTTACACCACCGGAACAGCTTCAAGCCAGCCGGGCGGAATCGTGACTGGTGCAGGTGCCGGTGTTACGGCTGCAAGCGCTACGGCCATCGCAGCAGATGAACTTTTCGAGCTAGTCCACAGCGTCGACCCGGCCTATCGTGGCCAGAGTAGCTGCGGCTGGATGATGCACGATAACGTATTATTGGCCCTGCGAAAGCTGAAAGACAGCAATAACCAGTACCTCTGGCAAGAAGGCATGAGCGCCGGTGAGCCGGATCGATTGTTGGGTCACCCCATCACGATCAACCAGCACATGGCCTCTAGTGTAGCCACTGGGGAAATCACGGTTCTCTTTGGTGCCATGAGCAAGTTTATCATTCGTGACGCTGGCAGCGTCCGGCTTTACAAGCTGGAAGAGCGCTATCGTGATAATGATCAAACGGGCTTTGTAGCTTTCAAGCGTTCTGATTCTGGCGTCATTGATGCCGGTACAGATCCCATTAAGAAACTGACCCAGGCGTAACATATGCCTCTAGTTAAATTGCTCTGTTCGTTTGCCGGCAACGGCTTCTACCACGAAGTGGGAGAAGTTATCGAAGTCGACAGCGAGACATCAGCGCGTTACATCGAGCGTAGCCTGGCGGAGCCAGTGAGTGAGCCGGAAACGGCCACCCTGGCCCCGCCTCTACGCGCAGCGCGTAAGAAGCCAAGGAAACGCCCAGCCAGGAAGCCTAAAGCATGAGCCACACCGCCAGCGGATACGGACTTGCAGAAGTGACGGGCCCAACGGCCGAGCCGCTACAGGTTAGCGAAGTGCGCCGCCACCTGGCCCTGGATGATTCCTATTACGATGACTACCTATCAAGCCTGGTTCAGGTAACCCGCGCCCAGGTACAGGCTCACACACACCGACAACTGGTAACGGCCACGTATGACATGAAGCTGGACGCGCTACCCGCCGGCCAGCAGACCCTGGCTATCCCTCACGGGCAGCTACAGAGCATTACGAGCATCACTTACATAGACACCGCCGGCGATAGCCAGACCTGGAGCAGCGCAAATTACGATGTATCCACCGCCAGGGAACCGGGCACAATCCGGCCGGCCCACGGTAAAACCTGGCCATCGGCCAGGGTGCAGCAGGAAGCGGCAACGGTTCGGTTTATTTGTGGATACGGGGCAGCCGGCGCAGTACCCCAGGCAATCAAGCAGGCTATGTTGCTGCTTATCGGCCATTACTTTAATAACCGCGAGCAGTCGATTGTAGGCGTCACCGCCTCAGAGATCCCCCAGGGGGCAGCGGCCCTGCTGGCACCGTTTGTACTTGGAGATTCCTTTACATGGTACGGGCAGGCCAACTAAGGCAGCGGATTCATATTGAGAAAAGCACCCAGACCGCAGACGCGGCCGGGCAGCTTACCGATAGCTGGGCCAGCGTGCGCGAGTGTTCGGGCCGTGTCCTGGACGTTTCAGCCAGTGAAACCTTCAGCGGATCCCAGATAGAGCCCACCACTACCAGCCTGGTGATTATCCGTTACCCGCAGGCAGGCGATTTTCCAGCCGCTGATATGCGCGTGAGTTATTACGATGGCGACATGAGCCGCACGCTCAATATCGAAAAAGTACAGCGCCGCGATGAGCGCCAGCGCCAGCTATGGCTGCATTGTACGGAGGCGGGCTAATACCAATGGCAATTTTTAAACCAGCCACAGAGCGGGGATTTAAGGTCGATTTTAACCTCTACGGTGAAATGACCCAGTTAGGGGTACCAGAACTCCAGGCGGTTTTCGATGCGTTACCCGGTACGCTGCAGCGTAAAGTGCTGCGGGAAGCCGTGAGACGCGGCGGGTCTGTAATGCTAAGCGCGATCAAGAAAAAAACACCGCGTAGCCGCATAACAGGAACCCAGGCGGGCTGGAGTAAAGACACCCGCGCGGACCGGCAAAGTAAAGCTAAGGATGCGTTACGCCAGGGCCTAACCAAAAAGCCATCGAGCAAGTGGGCAAAAGCAGCCAAGGCCCGTAGGGATGGCATCGTGGCTATGAGCGTGGGCGTCAATTGGAAGATAGCGCCCCACACTTACAACGTGGAGCACGGGCACCGGGCGTATTTATGGAGCAAAGATCCATCTGGCCAGCGCGTCCCGGCCCACCCTT